CCAATAAAACCGCACACACCTATAATCATAGTATCTCCTAGTCGATACTATATTTTATTACATTGTGATTACAAGGTCAATCTTTTTTGGTTCTTTTGGTGGTCTTTTTAGCGTTCCAGTTTGATACTGGGCTAACTTTTTGTGTATCGCCGGGCTCGTTACTACCCCTTGGCGTTAGGCGAATTTTTTGAGCGCCGAATATTTTGCTGGTACTATCGATGATAATATCATCAGTATCGGTATATCCTATAGTGACTAATTTCTGCCCTGTTGGACCCGCTGGTTCCATAGGATAATCTGGCATACCTGCTAATGCTACTCCCCAGCGATAGGCCTCATAACCACTACTATTGTCTAGGTCTGGAAAATAATGAGCATTAGGAATCGCAGTTACTTGATCCTTTGATAATGTTTTAGAACCGCCAACACTTTCTAATAAGTCACGTATTTTCATATTATCCTCTTACAAACCACATTGGGGTTTCGCCTGTTTCGCTATTTCTAATAGCCAATTCTAATTTTTCAATTTCTTCTCGCCCTGCGGAAATTAGTGCGTCGCCATTTAGGCTTGTGCCGCCCTGCGGTCCTGCTATCTGATTAAACTTACTGCGAGCTTCGCCTAGGATAATCTTACAGGTTGCTAGGGTGTAATCTTTGATCCAGATGCCTGCATAAGGATCTTTTACTAGGTCAAAATCTGGTCTATGATTGTTAACCCATAACAATAGTGTTTCCTGTCCTCTAGGACGTTGCATTAATGTTAATTTCTTATTAGCAGGATTAAAGCGGAAGTTGATAAAACTACCAAACATTTTACCTACTAAATTTTGATAACTTGCAAAGGCAAAATAGGTTGCTAAGCCGCCCATATTACTAGAGCTTAACAAATAGGTATTTGTATAGGCTAAATTAAATGGTTCAAATAGCGTACCTGTATCGCCACCGCCTGTGCGGGATCCAATACTTCTGCGGAATACTTCGCGTACACTCATAACTTCTGGTGCTAACTGATATTCGTTAACATCTTGATCTACAGTTATAAAAGCATAGCTTTCTTCGACAGAATTTGCACTACGTTGACGATATACAGCAAGGGCACGGTCTATAGCTGTTTGAAAATTAGACGGTTCTAACTCAACATCGACCATTCCGCCACCCAGCATATTGGTAACGTAATCTATAATTTCTTGACGGGCATCAGTTGTATCACTCATGCTTATATTTAGTTAAATACACTACTATGCCAAGACTATCTCTATACCGCCCCGAAAAGGGCAATGATTTCAAGTTTTTTGACCGCTTGATTAATGAACAATTTCAGGTGGGCGGAACAGACATCTACATACACAAATACGCCGGCCCTGTTGCTCCAGAAACAACTGCATCATCTCCTGCCCAACCAACTAATACCAACTACGATCCTGTGCTAGGTATACAAGATTTGCTGTTGATGGAAAACAGAGATCGCCACTATGAACCAAACGTTTATATCGGACGTGCAATTTATACCATGCAGGACTTGGACTTTAATCTAAGTCAATTTGGCCTATTTCTAACTAACGACAATGTTATGATACATGTACATCTACGTACTATCGTCGAGCTGTTAGGTAGAAAGCCGGTTTCTGGAGATGTATTAGAGTTACCGCATTTAAAAGATGAATATGCGCTAGGTGATTCATCTATTGCATTAAAAAGATTTTATGTTGTCCAAGATGTAACTCGTCCGTCAACTGGATTTAGTCCCACATGGTATCCGCATCTGCTGAGATTAAAGTGTGCACCTATGGTTAACAGTCAAGAATATGCAGAAATACTCAAACAAGAACAGTACGATAGTCAAGGAAATCCTGCAGGCACACTAGAAGAACTGAATACAACATTTAATATTGCCCAAGCAATTAATGATGCTATCATAGCTCAAGCAGAAGCTGACCTACCAATGAGCGGATACGATACTACTCCGTACTTTGTTGTTCCATTAAACGAACAAGGATTAGTTAACGTTGAAGATGTTAGTGATACTAATGTTGATGTAACAGCTGAAGGAACTATTGATGCGTCTGTTGTTCTTAGAACTCCTGAGCATGAATACTATGTAGGATATAATACAGGCAGTACTGTTCCACCTAACGGTGCTCCATACACATTTGGTATCAACTGGCCTGGTAATCCTATCTTAGGACAGTTCCATTTGCGTACAGATTATTTTCCAAATAGACTGTTTAGATATGACGGATCTTATTGGCTCAAATATGAAGATAACGTTCGAATGGAAGTAACTAATACTCCAAAAGACGGTGACATGACTACTCCAAATAGTCAGACACGCCAAACAGAAGTTACCAGCTTTATTAACAATACAAATACTGCTACTATCGGTACCAAGGTTGTACAAGAGCGTCAAGCACTAAGTAAAGCACTAAGATTAAAGGCGGACAATTAAGATGGAGTATTTTTATGATGGTCAGATAAGACGCTACCTAACACAGTTTATGCGTCTAATGAGTAACTTTAGTTATAGCGACAATAAAGGAAATTTAACCAGAGTACCTGTGCGCTATGGTGATATGAATCGACAGGTTGCTCAGATATTGGCAAAGAACAGCGAAAATACTATGCCAACTGCTCCTCTCATTGGCTGTTACATTAAAAACTTAGAAGTTGCACGTAGTCGATTACAGGAACCTACGCATATCAGCAAAGTACATGTAAAAGAAAGAGACTCGTGGTATAATCCTGCTACAGGGCAAGAAGAATTTTTAAATATTGAAGGTGAAAATTATACTGTAGAGCGCCTAATGCCTGTGCCGTACGATTTAACATTCCAAGCAGATATATGGACAACAAACACAGATCAGAAATTACAGCTAATTGAACAGATGTTAGTGTTATTCCGTCCTAGCCTAGAACTACAAACAACAGACAACTACTTAGACTGGACCAGTCTAAGCACCTTAGAATTAACAGAGATGACATTTAGTAGTCGTCAAATTCCACAAGGAACAGAGCAAGATATTGACATAGCTACTCTACAATTCTTAACACCAATATGGTTAACAACTCCTGCTAAAGTCAAACAGATGGGAATCATTACAAATATTATTACATCTATATTTGTCGAACCAGAAGGAACATTAGAGTCAGGAGAGTATCATACATATACCGAAACCGACTTCTTTGGTGGAAGAACTGCTACTGCTGTTGACGGAACTACCTTAGGAAATCTAGGAGTGTTGGTCATAGATGGCACAGCAAAACTGTTAGCTCAGGCTGAAGGTCTTTCAAATGATGAAGTTCCTTACAAATATGGAACAAATATAAGTTGGCTAAGGATACTTGATCAATACCCAGGAAAGTTCCAAGCGGGTCTAAGTCAAATTAGATTATTAAAGCCATCTGGCACTGAAATTATTGCACGTATTAGTTTAGATCCTGCTGACGAGGCTATCATGCACTTAGACTATGACGTTGACACTATTCCTGCAAACACACAGGTTCCACCAAATAGTGGTAAAACTTATATTGACGCAATTATTGATCCAACCACATTCGATCCTGTTAATCCTGTTGCTGGAATACGCTATTTGATACTAGAAGATATCAATACAGATCCTAGATTAGCACAAGCATTAGCTGAAGATCAAGCGGCAAAAGCATGGAGAAATGCCGACGGAACATACTTAATAGCACACGCAAACAATATCGTTACTTGGGACGGAACAGCATGGTCTGTAATATTCAGTTCCCAAGCAGTTACCGATCTCACCTACATAACTAACATTAGAACCGGCATACAATATGTATGGGACGGTGAAATGTGGGCTAAGAGCTTTGAAGGTGAATACAGATCAGGTAACTGGCGATTATTTTTATGAACGATATAATTTGTAGTGGTGGTATATTTTTTGCAAAAGATACAAAAAGATTTTTATTTTTGTTGCGTAATCAAGGCAAGACTGCCGGTACTTGGGGAATAGTAGGCGGTAAAAACGAGCCACTAGATACTGCACCGATCAATACACTAAAAAGAGAAATTACAGAAGAAGTTGGCTTTTTGCCAGACGTTGACAAATACATTCCGTTAGAGCTGTTTACGAGCAAAGACGAAGGCTTTCACTATCACACATACTTGTTAGTAGTTAAGGAAGAATTTATTCCTAAACTTAATGAGGAACATGTTGGATATGCTTGGTGTGATCAAGAACATTGGCCAAAGCCATTACACAATGGTGTGCGTGTTACCCTTAATAATAAAATTATCAAAGCTAAAATAGATACTGTAATCGATATCTTAGCTTGACTTACGTACTACCAGTAGATAAAAACCGTTCCACCACGCAGTTAGATCTTCTTGATCATTTAAAATAACTTTAGAATACACAACATCAAGACCCGCTGCCTTGATACCTGCATCAGTTCCTGCAACTACACCTTCCCAATTAGCATCATCGACTAACACAAATGCTTCCTTGGCAAATGTTTTAGAAAAATACTTAATAGCCTTAGCTGTTGTATTTGGATCGTGCGGACCATCATAGAAGAAAAAATCAACTGGTTCAATTTCATCTAGATTAACATCAAACATATCAGACTCATAAACAATAACTCTGTTGTCACCTTTGAAACGTTTTATGTTTTTAATAAAGGCTTCTTTATTATTTTCTGGCATTTCAAAGATTCCATTATCTGGTTGATATGTATCTTTCCATGTATCTATACAAATAACTTCTAAAGAATTATCTTTAAGGGCCGCACAAGCTGTTGCACCTAACGCACTACCTACTTCTAGATAACGTGTAGAATTTTTAGCTAATTTATTGATAAGACTTTCCATCTTCCAGCTGGTCAAGCCGGGAACATCGATGTTGATCATATCAATAGCACTATTCATCACGCTGTCAATTGCTTGAGTAATTCTAGGCGATGTTATTTCCGTACGTTTCTTATTAACAACTTTATCACAGTATTGACATTCCCAGCAATCAAATTTACAGTTCTTAATTTTATCTCGCCAAATGTTAATTGGTTTTTCTGTTAGATTGCCTTCTTCGATATATTCTTCAAATCCGTCAAATAAGATTTCATCGCCTTCAACGAAACCTGCAACTATATCAAGTGTTTCGTGAAAACGTTCAATACTTTCCCTGCCATGCATTTTGAATACATCAACATAGTCAAGTAATTCAACCCAGTCTTCTCTCCATGGAGGAAGGTTAGCTGTTTTTAATGGAACTGAAGGATCTTCATGATCCCATTTAGGACAACTTACACGGCTAATACTGTCATTAAAATATTGCGGACGGCTTGAATCTCTACTATTATTGAATTGATAGTGTTCGTCCATCATAGGACATGCACCTAAACATCCTTCGTTTGCCAATAGACTAATAGTAACATCTTTGTTTAAGTTTTCTTTGACCCAAATTTTAGCAGTTTTTAACCTAACAAGTGCATCACGGTCACGCATTAGATCTCGGTCAATACACACATAATCAAAGCCTGCCTTTGCATGGGCAACAAACTCAGCAGGAGTGCGTACATTCCGTAGAATCGTATTCTTAACATACAGGTCTGGATATCGTGCTTGTATTTGTCCGGTAGTCATCCAATGGATATGTGGAAGGATTACAGAACGGATGCCTGCGTCATATAACGGCTGAAAGTGTTCTAGCCATATGTCGAGATTTTTTTGAGTTGGTGCTACATCAATGTTATTAAAGGTAGCACAAAGAGGGATGCCGGTCTCCCGGTGAAGGTTGAATGCGGCATCTATTACAGAGAATGCATCTTGCTGGGAAACAAATATGTCTCCCATAGCATCTTGGTTAAACGGAGGAATTCTTGAAGTAAAGTATATGTCAAAGATATAATCTTTGTAATACTTGCAAAACTCTAAAAAATTAAAGTATTGCTGTTCCGTTAATTTTGGGTTGATCGGTAAGCTGAATATTTTTTGCGTCTTCGCAGATGTCTGGGATTGTTTCATCTCTACTCTCTAGTAATTTATCGATAGAACCTTGTACGCCTAACGATATATTATGTATCCCTGCTTGGACTAGGCCAGCATACTTTGTGGCCATTTGTAGAGTTTCAATTTGATCAGCTTCTGGCATCATAGCAATACTATCCCAATTGCCTGAACCAATTCTGCCGTAACTAATAATATCGGTTGCGGCCTGTTTACCCATACGAGCAATCCAGTACTTTCTTTCTTCTTCTGCATTTTCTGCGGCAAACCATTGTAGATCTTCGTCAGTCTTTGCAAAGAATTTTACAATTTCCATGAAAGCATTGATTTCTCTTTCTGCTTGTAACATCTTACGCTTCCAAATAGTAATATCGTAATCGTTTTTATCGATATCTACTTGAAGCATTTCCTTAGCAATTTCGTCAACTGCTTCGGCTTGGTCGCGCAACCACTTTTTACGTAGTAATTCTGCTTTGCGCAAACTGGATTTAATTTCCTGGTAAGCATGATAACGAGCTTCAAGCTCCATATATGCTTGTCGTACCTGACGCCACGGAGTTAATTGGCTTCTTGCGACAAAGTTTTGGCATTGGTATGCTGTCATACCCATGTTAGAGTGTACAGCATAGGCCATGATTTCTTTTTCAAAATCGCCCATTCCGTAACGATTTAAAAACTCTTCGTCGATTTTAATTTCAGTTACGTCTGATGCTACAATATTTTCTATGTCTTTAATGTATGCGTTTGTTGTCTTAGAATTGGAATCCATGTGGAACCTCTGTTGTTCTTGTTAAACTGTCGGGTCCTTGGGTTAATCCCATCGCTTGGGCTTGTTTTCCGGGGATGGCTAATCCAAAGTACCTTTCGTACTGGATATTTATATCCCACACATTTTCGCATGCTTTGAAATCGGCTAAGATTTTTTGTTGCTGTACCAATAGCTCTGCAACTTGATCTTCGTATTCTTCTGCTTTTTCTAAGATTCTATTAGCTAACTCTGTTTTATCACGGCCATGTGATTCGGCCAAATAATCTAAAAACTTAGTTTTGTGGCCGCCTGTGCCCTGATAAGTTAACCACTCACGTGCTTCGTGCTTTTGTATTTCCCAGGTTTCGCGTTCTAAGGTCCCGCTTGGAGCCATTGAAAGGAATCTACGCTCAAATTCGTCTTCAACAGTTTCTTTGGCAAATAGATACATAAAATCTCTAACGTCTTTTACAATTTCGTCAGTTAGTTCTACTTCTACTTTCATACCTGCAGGCAAGTTTTCTGAAGGACTAATGCCGTCCGGACCATGTGGAATATGATCAGTGTTAGGAACCCAAACTTTAGCCGCCGCACGATAATCTGCAAAGAATGTACGACCATTCTTTGCCATTGATTCAGTAATAAATGTAACTTTTTCACGAGGCCATGTATAGCAAAGTGTATCATATAAATGCTTGCTCATAGCTACACATTTAACATTGAATAGATCAAACAAATCTTCGCAGTACATCGCAGGGTCTTGGTGTGTGCTATCAAAAATTCTAGAATCTAAAACATGATCTCCTACAATCATGAATACTGTAGCAGTGTTGACAAATGGGTTTATGTCGTATGCTGGATCGTTTGAATATAATGCAGGGGGTGGTGCTTCTGCGGTTGCATTTGTTGAAGCATCCCAGAAATCTACTGAATAATTTTGTGTCATATTAAACTCCTGGACGTCCTGAACTTGCTACTGTTGCGGCCGCGCTACTCGCACAACCTGAGCTCGCACCGTAGTGACCTTTGTTACGTGTTGCCGCTTGCATACGTGTTTGTGCATTGTTATTATAAGTTGTCTTATCGCACTTGTTATTTTGATTACCGTCATAGTTACCAGTCATGTAACCCCAATCTTGTCCAGCCATCATAACGTCTTCGCCGTAGGCTGAAATCTGATTAAAGTAAGCAATAGCATTTCCATTAGTTTCGTTAAACTGCACACGGTTCTGCTGTGCGTTAGACTGTGTACCAGTATAGTGCCAACCGTACTTGGTGCTTAGGAATTTCATGAAACCGTCTGTGGTAAACTGTGTTGGGCTTCCAAACCAAGAATCGCTCGAATGGCTAACACCTGATGAGCCGCCACCAATTGAGAACCAAGAATAATCTTGACCGCCACAACCGGAAGTTGGACCACCGCCTCGATTGTTACCAGCAACAGTATACATAATTTCTGTTGGGAAGTGCATTTTTTCTGTTGAGCTTGGACCGCCACCTGTGCAATAACCATATTGATACGTTGCCGCACTTGATGCACCGTGAGCACGACGACCTACTGACATATCCCAGCCGCCCACTGTACCATAGCCTACGCCGTTAGTACCAGGTTCGTCACCTGCGTAGCCAAAGGAGAACGGACTAAATG